CCCCCTCCCCTACCCTAAGACCGGTGAAGATCCTAAGATAGTTGCGCAGTTCTATCGTTAATCGAACGAATCGATTGTAACGCTACGATAGAGTCCAGAGACGTTCTCGCTAACGATCTCTTGGATTCCTTGCTCTAGTGCCAGATCTTGATCAGCCTCGGAAAGCTCATCTGAAGTTCTGACGATTCGAGCAAGAAACTCTGCTGTGTAGTGACCTTGAGCCCTGTCATACTGGCTCCATTCATCTGGCTGGGTGAATGGATTGAAAGGATTGTCAACAGTTGTGAGCATGTGCTCAGCCATTAGCTTTCCTTTCTACTCAAAGCAGTGTTGAGTGTCGACGTTGGTATGCCTAGCTGTGCGGAGACCTCTGCCTGTGTGTAACCAGCTGCAAGCAGAGCCTGTGCATGAGCCATGACTGCAGGTGTAGCAACAGTAGCCTTACGTGGTGTGGCCAGTTGCTTGACTGAGTCAAGGTCTGCATTGTCCAGGATCTGATTGAGCTTGTGGTTACTGATAGCACCAGCCTGGATAGCACGCCACTCTGAGTCTGTGATCTCTACTCTTTGCTTGCGTGCACCAGTACGAATGCGTGCCTCATTGAGAGCCTGGCCCTTGATCTTCTTCAGTTCAGCGGCCTCCATGTCAGGGTTAGCATCACGCTTAGCCTTGACTACAGAGTTGGCTAGGATCTGGGCCTGTCGCTCAAGGGGTGCGTTCTTCAATGCTACATTCAACTTAGCATTGAGAGTTGCCACTTCCTGAGCATAGGTCTTCTTGGCAGAGGGGCTATAAGGGACGGGCTTGATTTGAAGGGTGGCCTTTCTAGCATCGTTGGCCAGGGCCTTCAATCGGTTGGAGTGGTTAGCGTAGACGGCCTCAATCTCAGTGCCTGACTTACCAACCAACTGGAATGCATCGGTCGCATTCTCAAGCTTGTTCACTCGCTGTGTACGTACGACAGTGCGACCCTTGGCATCTGTGTATGAAGAGTTGGTGTTGACGAACACCTTTCTTCCAGTAACCGGGTCGATAGGACCGCCTTCCTTGGCAGGACGGGCCTTTCTCTCAGGGACATATTCTGTAGACTTCTTCCTAGAAAGAAGTGTTGCAGCGCCCCCTCTTGCACTGCCCTGGTACTTCTCCTTCAGTGCCGCGATTCCATTGTCTAGTGCGGACTGCTTCCAGTTGAGTTCGTGCTTGGCAGCATCAATGACAACCATGGAATGCCGAACTGCTCGAGCAAGCTCGGCTTGTGTTGCACCCTGAATGGTCATGTCGGTGATGAGGTTAGAAACATCCCCCATCTTCAGCTGCTTCGTACGCTCAGACATAACAGGCATGCCATCGTACTTCTTGTATTGAGTCTTAGGATCGAAGTCCTTCAACTGTGCAAGAGGACTGGAAGTCTTGACCTTGCGAGAGTTGTTCGGGATGACCAGAACTGTATCTCCATCAAAGTCTGCACCAGACAGACGCTCAGCTACCCTCGAGTTGATACCCACCGCATCGATCGCCTGACCCAGAACAGACTTCGCCTGAGGATGACGGTTGTTTACAGTGAGTTCCGGAATCTCGAAAGTACCACCATGCGGGAATCGAACCAGTACGACTCGTTCTCCGTTGTTGTAGTTCGGAGCGTAGATCTCCGTATCCTTCAACGAGTTGATGGGGAGAATCACATGGGTTGACTGGCGAGGAAGATGTGCCGCCTTGAGGTGGACAGCCGAAGCGTCAGCCCCATCAGAGAAAGCCTCGAGAAGCTTCTTCTTGACAGCCGGATTCGTGAGTGCGTTGATCTCGTCGAACTCGGCCTTCTTCTGTGCGAAGGTCAGCTCAAGCTGAGTCTTGGCGAGAGACGGGCTCTGCTTCGACAGCATCTGTGACGAAAGATTCTTCGACCACTTCAGCCAGTCAGCTTCTTCGTTGACGATATTCATAACCCCGCGCTGACCGCCAGGCTTGATTACCGCACCGAAGGGGAGATCGGGATCCAGACTCATCTTCTTCATGGCATCGAGCTTGTTGCCCGTGTTGCTCTTGTTGGTGTTGAACTGAAGGTCCACACCGTCAGGCAGGTCGTCCTTGTACATCGCCATGCCCTTGAGATAGTGCGTACCGTCTACAGCGATACGAACCTGGGCATAGCGTGAACCACCGAGCGAGACATCATCTACGCCGGGTCGGACGTAAATAACACCATCGGCATCTGTTCCGCCGTCTTCGGCATAGCGCACAGCCACGCGCTTGGAGTTGATGCTTGTCGGAGGACGAGTAGCGGTAATGGTGACTCCACCGTCATCGCTATAGAAACCGGCCTGCTGAATCTTGTCCTGGTTCTTGTAGACGTCAGAATATGGAACGTCGGGAGCGGTAAGCACCTTTACGGTAGTCTGCTTACCAGTACCCAGCTGTTCCACCTTGACGTAGTGAACCTTGTAGCCTTCTTCCTGCAGCACGGCCACAGCATGGTTCAGCTTTTCCTTGCTGATGCCCATGTGCGTTTCGACGCCAGTACCAATATCGAGATACTGCTTGTCGGCGATCTCCTTGCGAAGAGCATCCGATGTAGCGTTCAGTACCTCACGGCGTGCCTGTGCGGAGGGGTCGAGAAGTGCACGAACCTGAGACTCGTTGATGCCGAGCTGCTGACCGATAGCAACGTTCGACATACCCTTCTCTTTCATACGAAAGACTTGAGCCTCGTCAGCCTTGCGCTGTTCGTTCTTCGCAATGGCCTTTCGTGCACGGAGTTGAGTGGTAGTGATACCCAGGCCATCCGCGATCTGCTTCTCTGTCAGACCCTGACGCTTAAGGTCATCTACAGCAGAGAGAAAATCGCGGTGTCGCTGACTAGGGTTCTCACCGCTACCCCAGGGATACCGGCCAGACTTACGAGGAGTTCCGTAATGCAGAAGCTCGTCGTCAGCAAAAGCCTCACGGATCATTTCCTCAGGTGTCATGACAGCACCTCCATTCGGCGGGCTTCGATAAGCTGGTCGAAACGACGGACCTTGTCCATGATCTCGATGATATCGTGCGGATCGGGAACCAGGATCTCAACGTCGTCGTTCTGGTAGATGCGAAGTTCCATCTCGATCTCGGCCGGCTTGAATCCGTACTCGAGACAGAAGAAGGCAGCGTAGATCATGAGCTGTCGCATCGAACACTTGGTGACTCCGGTCTTCAGATCGTGGATCCGGAGGAGATTCTTGCGGAACGAGATAGCATCCACCGTACCGAACGCATTGTCCGAGTACTTCAGAACCTGTTCAGTCTGCATGCGATAACCGATGGCATCGTTCACGTACATGTTCAGCGTTGTACGTGAGCGGCCCATCTTGACGCCAAGCTGGATCAGGTTCATAGCTAGCTCGTGCAGAGCCGTACCTCGAGCAGCAGCCAGATGAGTGAGATATGTAGCGTCGAGCTTCTCCTCATCGTAGTTCGTCCAGCTATACTTACTGGCGCTGAGAAATGCGTGCTTTCCGGCGAGGTCGGAGTGCGTGTTGAAGATCACGAAGGACTTCCTCTGCGTTTTCGGGGAAGATGAATGCGGCGAACGACCACTCATTGAACAGTTCAACGAAATATGGTTGGTTCGGTCGGTAAGGCTCGTTGGCGCTCTTCTTGAATTCGAGCATCGCCCACTTGTCGTAGTAGACGATAAACACATCGGGGATCCCCTGCTGAGAAGCAGAGTTACCGCGAGTTACGATACATCCGGGAAAGAGATCGTAACGAAGTTTTCTGATGATCTCCGACTGAAACTCAGATTCTAGTCGACCCATGTCATCCTCCTTTCCAAAAAAGGAGAGGGAGAGAATTCATTCACATTCTACTCCTTCTATTATACCCAATGTTCCGAGTGCGAATAAATAATACTTTTTAGTATATCGCCTCGAATCTCCGTCCCTTGTAGGTGTAGCCGTACATTGCTGATCGAACCAACCACGACTCGATACCATCCACGGCATTAGCAGCGGCCAACGAGTTCTCCCACATTTCTCCGGTGTCGATATCGCGGTACGGTATATCGCGCATCGGAGTGACTCGTCGGTGTTGCAGCGTTCTCACTCTAGCTTGCCATCTGGGTCGCCAGTCCAGATTGTCTGCAGCACAATTTCGATAGTCGCCATCGAGATGTATCGGTGCCGCATCGACATGCTCATCTCCGATAGGCAGGAACGCTCTAGCTACCAATCGACGAACGAGTCTTGAATATCCCTGGCCGTCCCGATACAGACGAACCATAATACCCCCAGCGCGGTTATCCTGAAGCTGGACCAGTCGCTTCGTCTTGCGATTACGAACATTACCCTGGTCGCTCACCTCATACTTCGGGAAATCCGCGATTACTAGCCAATGTTCCAAGTTGATGTCCTTTGGTGAGGGATGAGGAGTGGAGATGCGATTATGTCAAAACGCCGTTTTTTTCGCCAAAACTTTTTTGAAATGAAACTTCCAAATAATACTTTCTAGAGTTCTCCTCTATATATGTATTATTTGGAGATTCCGATTAGGAATAGTTTTTGGATTTTTTTTGACGTTTTGACATCACTTATGTCCGTTATGACCAGGTCATCCCGACTTTGGCTTCAGAAAAGTTCTCTTTATTGCGCAAAGCCTTCATGATCATCTGGTCAATCGGAGCTCCAGACCGAATCACGTGGTAGTACAGATCCTTGTACGGTGTGTTCAATCTGTCGATTCTACCCTTCGATTGCTCGAATAGTTTGTACGAATACGTCAACGAGTAGAAGCAAATGGCATCAGTGGTCACACAATTCCACCCCTCAGCCCCCGCCGCGTACTGCACAAGGTAGATCCACCGGTCTCCCTCAGGTACCGGCTCATGCTTATGGCCGTTCCACTCGGCCGTTTCGATGCCTAAAACGTCTTGCAACGTCCGCAACATCTCGAGTTCGTAGTTG